TACGTATGCTACCGTTGGCAGCAGACATAAGCATAGAAATACCAGAAGCAGTACGACCCACTCCTTGTATGCCTGTTTGACCATGAGCAAAAGAAGGAAAGCCAGTTGATTCATCTGCTAGTACCCTTGCTTTATCAAACATCTGCATGTTCTCGTTAGATACGTTGGGGAACTTAGTCCCAAAGATTCCTTGCCCAGGTGCTCCCCCTGCTCTGCGAATGACTTTGCCAGGGTAGATACTTAGGTCTTGTCCAGGCACTAGGTTTGTTTCATCTACTTCAATTAACAAGTTACCTGATAGTGCTGCATTGTCCACCGACATCCTCATAAATCCATTCATGAGGGTTTGAGTGTCATCCATATTTTCAGCTATACCCACCCCAAAGAAGCTGTAAGGATTAATCTCAAAAGGAACTGCGTAGTAAGGAAGGATAGTAGGAGTAAACGGATTCATTACGAGTCTTAGTACTTGCCCATTACAAATCCAGATATTAGCTGATACTTGATCCTGATCTTTTAATTCCTTTGGAATATCTATGTTATGCTCTTCTAGAATGTCTGTGTCTACGTAACCCCAGAACTCAAGGACGTTATAACGTTCTGCTCTAGTCTCTTGGTCAGCATCCTCCATGACCTGTTCCCACCACTCTTTGTTGTAGGATTCTCCAATACTAATAGCTGTATCAATAGCATTCTCTCTAAAAAATGGTCTGTTCTTTAGTGCTCTCATCTGAGAACGAGACATCTTATGTTTTTCAACTACGTACTCTGCTTCGTCCATGTTGTTAGCATCTGGATCAGGATAGAAGTTCCAGATACTTACACTAGAGGTTTGAGGTATAGTAGAATAGGTAGGGCTGTAAGAACCTTCATCATCCCAGTTAGGGTACTCTTTGTCTATGGCAAATGGCCCTTTCATGATACCAGTGCCAAATAAAGAACACTCAAATGCTGCATTTCGTAATTGTTTCTTAGCATTTGACTCTTCTAGTTGGTCATGTATTTTCTTTTCCATTTTCTTGGCAGCAACCATAGCAGGGTGTATAGTTACTTTAGTTGCTGTTGTTCCTGGTCCTTCTTTCAACGAGTCTAGAACAGGGTCAACTTTAGATTTTAAACCACCTAATCTTTCTTTAAGATCTATTATGGTTTCACCTGGCTCTAAAGAAGCTTCAGCCATAGAAGGTCTTTGGTCTTCAGCTTTTTGTGCTTCAGGGTTTGTTTCAAAGTTTACAGACTCTGCTGCACCTTCTGGTAAAGTAGTAGGATTAATTGTGATAGGAAACTTGTTTGATCCAAATAGAACATCAACAATCTGACCGTAAGCTGCTAGAACTTTGGTCTTAGTAACTTTAACAAATATTCTAGACTTTTCTGTAGATGTAAACTGTACGTCTGGTCCGTATATACCTCTGTAGTTTTGATAAGATTTTATCCATCTCTGTTCGTCTGTGTACCTAGCTTTCTCTGCTTTAGAATATTTACCCTCAACAAAACCGACAACAGTTCCAATTTTTGGATCACTGACTTGTTCACTGTTTTCTTTATCTTCTATAAAAGAGGAATCACTTTCATCCATAGAGATGTCATCTGTTTCAAAATTATCTTCTTCTGCCATTTTATGTCCTTAGTATCCAAAGGTGGGATCTGATGCTTGAAAACCTGTTCTTGAAGAATTAGGATCAAAGTCAAATATGTTACTTCGAGGTCTTGTCATGACACCATACCTTAATGCGTCATATAAGTGATCCTCTGAGTTAGTATCTACATCTTCAGGATTCTTCTTATCTAAAGGTATTGAAGGAAGCTGCGATATGAGATTTAAACAATTATTAAATATAACTAGTCTAGGCTCTTCTGTAAAGTCATCTACTTGTAATCTTCTATGTATTTCGTTTTTACCTGCTACACGAGATCCTTTTGATCTATCAGATGGCCTCCATCTACAACCTTTCATAATCATTTGTTCTGCTAGGCTAGGTCCAGTGTCACCTCTGTTGTGCCAAAGAGAGGAGTCAAGAACTCCGTAACGTATTTTTTCTTCTTGCTCAATGTCCAGGATCATGTCAGCCAAATCAGTAGCTATGACTTTAGAAACATACAACTCTCTGTACACTATTAGCTGTTCTGATCCTGGAGCAACTGTAAACCAAACAACACCAGTATAAGATCCGTAACCATAATCACAAGCTCTAAATCTAATCCAGTTGTTAGGTATATCAAATGGGTCAATTACATGTATTTGCCTATTAAACTCTGGAAAGGCTGCTCCTTCATTTACATCCCAGTCACCTTCTAGTAACTGTCTTCTTTGATGTTCTGGAAGGGAAAGAAGGTTTGCTTCGTACAAGCCATCCTCAGAAAGATAGGGATTATCAAATAATGTAGCAGGTATAAACTTTCTTTTGAATAGAGGTTCACCCTCTCTTGTGTGTCCTCTAGGCCACTTTATCACTTCACCGTTTTCGTCTGTTGCCCAAAAGGATTCTCCAGGTGGGTTTGGATCTAAAAAGTGTTTACGTACCCAAGTGTGTCCTGGCCCTCCAGGGTTACTTGTTGCCCTCATGTAAAGAGGTAGACCACTGGCTCTTGTACTACGTAACCTTGAACGCATATAGTTCCAAGAATAACTTGAGGGCCACTGAGTTAGTTCGTCAAACCCTATCCAGTTAAAGGCTTGCCCTTGGTATCTCATAACGTCATCATCTCTATCAAGGTATGACATCCAGAGTGTTGCACCTGATGGTGCTACCCAAGTCTTATCTCTTTCCATGAACTTTATTCCAGGTACTGCTTTTGGATAAAGTTCTTTGCTTACTGATATAAGCTCTCGTAACTCTTCTGTACTCCTACGAACAAGTAACATTCGTGCATGTGGATTCGTAAAATATCTAACTGGATCAGCCACCAACGACATCGATTTACCACCACCTGCTGCTCCTCCGTATAGTACCTCTTGTTCTGTAGATGCTAAAAACTTAGTTTGTGGACCTGGGTTAGGTTGAAATATTACTTCTTGTTTGACCACAGAAGGGACAACACTCCCCTCTTTCGAGTTTGATGTAGTCCTCATCTGGGCCAAGACTTCTGGTGTTTCTACCACCAATTCTTTCTTCTTCGATTTTCTGGCTTTTCCTTGACGCTTCTTTATACTTTTTGGCATACTGTTTGTAGTTGGATGCTGCCCTGCGTCTTTTTTCTTCCATTCTGACACGTTTATATAATCCTACATGAGAGATGTANCTACCAGATTCTTTTGATAACCANTTAGATACCTGTCTAACACTNTACTCTTTTAAAAACAANTTAGCTTTTTCTAATAATTCTAATTCTTCTGGAATAGGNATTAAAAGNTATTCGTCATTTTCATCTTGTTTGTACCCAAAAGGNACGTGNCTCCCAACCCTTATAACAGGATACCATTCACCTAGCTTTCCTTTTAAAGGAATCTTCCAATCAACCTTNGTTGGATGTTCTGCTTCTGATGCTCTCTTACTCATTATCTTTCGCAGGTAAAATAAATAAAGGCTCTGATGTCTTTACCTCTACCTTGTCTGTTTTAGTAAAACCTGCACGATCTAAAATATCTTTAGCTGCTAACATCTTTTCTTTTACACCCAGATCAGTAGGATCAGCCATAACAGAGAACATAGTATACGCAGCCTTAGTTGAAGATTGTGCTATAAACTTCTTTGTAAGCTCTGCAATCTCATCTGTCAACACATTAACAATACTTGTTGATGATACAGCATCAGCATAACCTGCTAGTTTTTTAGCTTGAACAGGATCACCTTTTGCTTCTTCAAAAAGAACATCTAAGAAGTTCTGTTGTTTTTCTGTTAAGTTTCTTGCCATTATGCCACCATATAAATTATAAAACCTAGAGTTCCTGCACCTATTGAAAGAAGAACACCTGAGATACCCCAAGTAATTATTGCTTCTTGTACCTCTGCCTTACGGTACTCTTGCTCTTTCTTTTGTTTACGTATTCTACCTTCAGTGGCTACAAGCTCATCCCAAACCGATGGTCCATACGTAAAACTGATCCAGTCTTTTAGCTCTTTTCGCATGGCCTCAGCTTTCTTTTTAGCCGTGAATATTTCTAAAGCTTCTGCTTCAACAGAACCTCCCATAGCTTTCCACCAAGGGGGGTTCTTATTTTTCTGCTCTAAGTAGGACAAGTCGCTCATGCTACTAGCCCACTGATTTAGTTGACCACCCATTTCTTGAAGATCTTTTCCGAATTGGAAACCTTTCTTCAAAGCATTGAACGCTACGGTAGCTCCACCGATTATTGTTACTGGGTCCACGAGCCTCCTCCCAAAGTACTCCTAGTATCATTAAAGAACTTATTGCGTTCTTCAAAGAGCCTTACCTGTAAGTATAACTCTTTCTATATCATATCTACCAATACCTAAGTCTCGTAGTTCTCTGTCAGTCATACTGTAAAGTTGCATACGTGCAATCTTACGTCTAGCTGACTCTGTTCTTGCTTCTACAATTTTGTTGAATAATCTTTTAAACATTTTCTATCCTCTGTTTATGTTAGCCCTAACTGGGTGAGGATAGTTATATTCAAGTAGTTATATCATACTAGTGACATTTATGCAACCCCGATAGTCACTTCCTACCTAGAAACTTATTTACTACTTTAGTTGTCCAGGCTTCATTCTCTGGGGTATCAGGATCATCAGCTATGTAGTGACCCTTTTCGTTACGAGCACGAACCATCTCTGTTTCTTCTACTTCTACTTCT